CAATGTTGTAGCTAACGCCGACGGTGCGGTGGATGTGCTTGGAAACGCAGCCACGGGACAAGTTGGAAGTCCAACAGTAACCGCAGATGCCATTGTTGCAGCCACTGGAGTTGCAGGTACTACGGCGTTAGGTACCGCTGGGGTACAAGGGAGTGTGATCCTTTCTGCTACAGGGGTGCAGGGCACCACAGCCCTTGGCACTCCGGTAGTAAATGCCGACGCTACGGTCAATGTTACGGGTGTAGCGGGCACGACAGCTCTAGGCAGTGCCACGGTTGAGCTTGTTCTTAGGGTTCTTGTAACAGGGGTGCAGGGCACCACTGGATTAGGAAACACGACAGAAACAGGCAAAGGGAACGTCTATCCAACAGGGGTACAAGCCACTGGACAGGTAGGAAATGTGCTAGTATGGGGACAAATAGTACCAAACCCCGGAACGACTTGGACGGAGATAGCGGCATGAGAACAGTAAATGAAGCTAAAAACTTAGAAAGCGGAATTGATCCGCGTCACGAAGTAGAGATACTTTGTGCGAATTGCGGTTTCGATCTTGACGAGTCTGAGCTTGAAGCGGACACTTGCTCTGATTGCGGCCAACCGTTGAATCTTCGACAAAATACAAAGATTTATGCAACCTCGGTGCCACCAGCAACGGGAGATGCTTCTTTATAGGAGTTAAGAAATGGCCACTTATGTCAATAATTTAAGATTGAAAGAAATTGCCACAGGTGATGAAAGTGGCACTTGGGGTACGAGTACAAATACCAACCTTGAGCTGATCGGTGAAGCTCTGGGTTACAACACGCAAGACGGATTTTCCTCTGACGCTGATGCTAGTACCACGGTAGCAGATGGCGCGACTGATCCGGCCCGTGCATTGTATTTTAAGGTCACATCTAGTGCGACCCTCACGGCGACTAGAACGCTGACTATTGGGCCAAACACCGTCTCTCGTGTCATGTGGATCGAGAACGCTACTACAGGCGGTCAGTCCATTAACATCTCGCAAGGCTCCGGCGCTAACGTCACTATACCTACCGGGGCAGCTAAGATTGTCTACCTCGACGGTGCGGGTTCCGGGGCTGCTGTAGTAGACGCCTTGGGCCAAGTTGATGTCGGAGATGGCACAGTCACCAGCGTAAGTGGTACAGGCACAGTCAACGGTATAAGCCTGTCAGGCACAGTCACTAGCTCAGGTAATATTACTCTGGGTGGTGCGCTCACTGGTGTAGACCTGACCTCTCAAGTTACAGGCACATTACCTGTTGCTAACGGCGGTACAGGCATTACCTCTCTTGGCTCTGGAGTAGCAACTTGGTTAGGTACTCCTTCCTCTGCTAACTTGGCCACTGCTGTAACAGATGAAACAGGCTCAGGTGCTTTGGTATTTGGTACTAGCCCATCCCTGACGACGCCTAAAGTTGTTACGGGCATTAACGACACCAACGGTGCGGAGCTAATTAAAGTTACAGCAACAAGTTCTGCTGTAAACGAAGTGACTTTGGCTAACGCAGCCACTGGGAACAACCCGACACTATCGGCTACGGGTGATGATACCAATGTCGGTATCGACGTTACACCCAAAGGAACGGGCGAGTTGGATGTTACTGCCAGTTTTATGACGGGCATCTTTTCTGACAAAGTATCGGCGCTAGGTAATACGGGAACATCGCAAACAATAGACGTAAGCACAGGTCAAGTTTTTACAGCGACACTGACGGGTAACTGCACTTTTACGTTGTCTGGTTCAAACAGTAATTCTAGTAGAGCGTCCTCGTTTACGTTGATTCTTACTAACGATGCGACCGCAAGCCGAACTGTGGCTTTTGCAGGAGGCACGGTAGAGTTTCCCGGAGGTTCAGTTACTCGTACTGAAGACGCAAATGCTACGGATATTTGGTTTTTCTTTTCGCCAGACGGCGGTACAACTTGGTATGGCACTATACCAATGAAAAATTTGTCTTAATTTAATTGCCTAGATAGGAGATACCGTTATGGCACTTACAACAGAACAGCAAGCTCAGGTTGAATTTGAAAATGCTCTTCGCGCCGAAGATCGGACAGAAGATGGAAAAAGAAATAAGTTAGATGCCGTTCGGATGGCTCAAGAAATTTTGGTTGAAAATCGTCGCACTAAAACTGCATCCGAAGTTACAGACATAACAGCATCCGAAGTTACTACTTTAGCTGATAGTTTAATTACTTACATTAACTCATAGTATGGAAGTATACGCTTACTTCTCTTCTCCAATTTATCGTGAAGAGCGCCCGGAATGGGTGGAAGACACGCTAAAACATACGAAAAAATACTACGAGCAAATAGAGCCATCAGTAGTTAAACAGACATGTCATATGGCTAAAGACCCTGACCTTGGGTACTTAGCGGCTTACTTTCGGGATAAGGGCGTTAGTATTCTAAAGGATCAGGGTTATTTAACAGATGAGTATGAGTTTTATGTGTCTGGTATGTGGGGTCAGGAGTTTGCGTGTACTGGCAGTAATGTCATGCATGTACACGGGGACAGTCAAATATCTGGGTTTTACTTTTTAGAAGTGCCTGAGAATGGCTCTTATCCTATATTTGATGACCCAAGGCCCGGTAAGCGTATGTCTGATTTGTGGGCAACGCCTAGTGATGACGTAAGGATGGCAACGCCTCAAATACACTTTAGCAATGTGATTCCCGGAACTATGTTGTTGTTTAACTCGTGGTTGCCTCACATGATCACGCAAAATCAATCCAACAACCCGACAAAATTTGTGCATTTTATTCTGTCGCAAAGAAAAAGGTTTATTTAATGCAACATGTAATTACTCCGCACATGCGAAACTTAGAACCTTTCGCTTGGTGGGATGGAGCTTTTACGGAACAAGAACTTAATTATTTACAGCAACAAGCGATGGATGCTTCTCAAGACGCTGAAGTAGGTCAGAATGGTGGCTCCGTTGTTCCTGAAATACGAAGGTCAGAAGTTAATTGGGTAGAAAAAAGCAATCAAAATTCTTGGGTTTTTGAAAAACTTGGAGATGTTGCGGCGTCTTTAAATGCCAATTATTTCGGGTTTGATCTATTTGGTTTTGGTGAGCGGTTACAGTTGACTAATTACCATCAAGATAAACAAGGCATGTATGGGTGGCATCAAGATTTTGGAGGAGGCGTATCTAGGAAACTTTCTTTGGTACTCCAACTTACAGACCCCTCAGAGTATGAGGGAGGCAATTTAGAGTTAATGATTTCTGGCTCTCCTCTTGCTATGCGTAAACAACGAGGGTTGATAATTGCGTTTCCGTCGTGGGCTTTGCATCAAGTAACTCCCGTAACAAGAGGAACAAGACAGTCCTTGGTGGCTTGGGTATCAGGGCCTAACTTCAAATGAATATTAAAGAAGATAATTTTATAAATGTTTACTCTGGCGTTTACCCAGAAAATTTTTGCCAGCACTTAATAAATGAATTTGAACGTCATATTAGTCTAGGTTCTGGCTCAAACAGAATGCAAAGTGAAGATGCTGCTAAACACCAAAAAGACGATTATCAACTTTTCTATAATGGTAAAAATTTTTATATTGAGCCGTTTGAGGATATTAGATCAGAAGACTTATTCTTTGATGGCCTGCAAAAATGTTTCAATCATTACACAAGCAGCTATTCAATTTTAAAAGATTTCAATATTAACTGTAACCACATGAAGTTTCAGAAAACGACTGAAGGTGGCGGCTATCATGTGTGGCATTGTGAACAAGCCAACGGTAGAGACGCCAGTAGAGTTTTGGTTTACATGTTGTATCTAAACACACTGCCAGAAGAATCTAATGGCGAAACAGAATTTTTGTATCAAAAAAAGAGATTAACCCCTACGGAAAACACAATAGTTTTATGGCCCGCCGGGTTTACACACCCTCATAGAGGTAATCCTGTTTATGGAAGTACGGCTAAATACATTGTGACGGGGTGGTTTTTTCTTGAGTAATTTTATTGATAAAGGTTATGTGTATATACCGAATTTGTTGGATGAAGATAGCACAGAATTAGTGTCATCTTATTTTGACAACAAGGTAGCTCGTGGAGAAATACGAGAAGATAGTGATGGAACCACTAAAATTACATATTACGCCGACCCTTTAACAGAAGTGCTTTTAAAGCGTATGGTTCCTTTTGTAGAAAATACAATTGGGGAAGAGGTATTTCCAACGTATTCCTACTTTAGAATTTACCAGCCAAAAGAAATTCTTAGCAAACATACAGACAGACCTTCCTGTGAAATAAGCATGACGGTTAGCATTGCGAAAGTGGGTTCTACAAGTAGGGTCTACATGCAGGCAGAAGGAAGGGAAGCTAGTAGTTTTTCTCTTTCGGTTGGTGATGCGGTTTTGTACGAAGGTTGTAAAATTAAACACTGGCGTGAACCTTTGGAAGACAATCAACTTGTTGTGCAGTGTATGCTGCATTATGTTAGGAAAAATGGCCCGAATGCAGGGCTTATTTATGACGGTAGAAGCAGGTTAGGAGAAATATCATGCCAATAGGAACCGGTAAAGCGGGCCTTTTGGGGGGAGGAGGCGTCCCCGGAGGCTGTCAAACTTTTAATGTATCAGGTACTTTTTCCGTGCCTGTTGGTGTTTCTACCGTCAGCCTAACCGGCGTAGGTGGAGCAGGTAATCCCGGAAACGCAGGTAATCCCGGCGGTCAAGGTAAAGGTGGTGGTGGGGGACGCGGTGGGGCGGCTTGTTCACCTTTATGTTCTTTATCTCAATACGGTAATGGCGGCGGCCCAAACGGTGCAACTGGCACCCCCGGAAACGCGGGAAACCCCGGAAACAGCCCTGCTTCAAGCTTTGGTTCTTGCCATGTTTTTCCCGGTGGGACTGCGGGAACCGGGGGGTCTAGAGGGAATGGTGGCGCAGGAGGCGGCAACGGCGGTATAGGTGGCTCTGCTAATGCAATTGGTCAGCGAGGTAATGCGGGCAACCCCGGAACTGGCCCTAATACTGGTGGTTACGGAAGACGCGGTGCTCCCGACATGCAAGGTGGGGGTGGCGGTGGAGGTGCTGGAAATAGCAGTCCGGGTAATCCTACCGGCGTCAACGACAATGGTAGAAACGCAGGGACTGGAGGTAGTAACCAAGGCAAACCGGGGGGTGTAGGTGGCTTTTTTGGTACTAATCCCGGTTGTTATTTTGGGTTTCCGTATAACCCTGACCCCGGAAACCCCGGTGGCAATAAGCCGTCTAATGCTGTCTATGGTGCAGGCGGAGGCGGGGGTGCTTTGAGATTTTCAGCAAATAGTTTTAATTCTTATACTAGTGCCGGCGGAGGCGGAGGAGGCGGTAAGGGAAGCGCGGGCAACTCCGGTAATCCCGGAAACCCCGGTTCTGCGGCAAACCCCGGAGCTTTTTGTTGCGTTGCGGTTACACCCGGTGGATGTGTTCCGGTGACTGTTGCTCCCGGTGGTCAGGTTTTTGTTTCTTGGAATCCTCAATAAAGGAGTTTTTATTTGTATGCGGTTAAACAAAAAGCAAAAGGAGCAAGTTCAAAAAAGAAAGTTTGAAATTGAGACTGAACTAGCTGAACAGCGTTTTGACCAAGAAAAATATTTGTTAGACAGGCGATTTAAGGAAGATCAAACTGAAGATGGTCGTCGAGCTAGAGGTTTTACTGTTGGCACTGCGGGTGGAGGCACTACTGAAATAACGATGAGAGGGCCGGGGGGCCAGTTCTTGTTTCACCTTGCTCAACCTGTAGAAGTTGTAGAAATAATTCATCAACTGTGCGCTAACATTGGATGCCATATTAATATAATCCCAAGAAAAGATTTCGCTAGTTGGAGAGATTGGCGGGTTACGGAAGAGGAGTTGGCTCACGCGAGAGGGCAGCAGGCGTTGCAAGGTGTAGGGTGGCCGCCCTTTGTTAGCGACATAAATCCTCATTTGCAAGTTGGCGCTAATATGCCCAACCCAGATGAACAACCGGGCAGGGCTTTGAGAAACGATAAGGAGCATGAAGATGCTGTGGCAATTGAGAAAGATATCAACAAGCGAAGCTCTAAGTCCCGCAGGCGAACTTCCAAATAACTGGGGGCCTATATTTGGTCTAGCTGGAGTTCAAGACCGTATCGGGGATTTGTCTTGGTTAGGTGATGCTTATTCCGACAAAGGTTGGTTTCAATTAACAGAATCAGAAGAGCATGATTTTTTTAAGCAGAAAGTAGATTCTGAGTTGTCTTCTCTAAAAGCAGAAGCAAACAATACTATTGGCTCTTCAGGTATAACCGTTGAGCAAAAGAAAAAATGGTTAGAATACCTTATAATGCTAGATGAAGTTCCGCTTCATCCAGATTACCCAAAAGCCGTTCCGCTACCTGCCAAGCCCGTTTTCAGTGAAATATAGAATACGGTTTAACAAGTCTAGGGGTTGTCCGGGTCGAGGCACTGAAGAGCATGTTTGGAGAGTTTTTCAGGGTGATACAGAGTGGTTGGCAAGGCATGTAATTATTGAAGTTCCTTCCAGAAGTGAGCAGGAAGGACTAGATTGGAACATAGTTTGCGAAGGCAGCATGTTGTTTTTTGAGGATACTGATACGGTAGTTATATGCAAGTAACCGGATACAGAGAAAAAGGTTTGTCTTATGTAGTAGTAGATCATTATTTTCCTCCCAAAAATCTTGCAGAAGTAAGACAGGAACTAATTGATTTACGAAGACTAGCTGGAACTCCCGAGCATACTAACTCCGCTTTATCTGAGGATGGAGAAATACTTAATAAAGGGCATAGCTTTTTTATAGATGGTGTTTACAAAAAAAGAAGGCAGTTCTCCCCGCTTTTGGAAGCTAATCGTAGGCTGTTTTCTGAAGAGCTAATTTTAGAATTAGTAAAACATGATCAGGTTTTTAATTTTATAGATCAATCGAATAGAGACGATACCTTAATAAATTATTATTACGATAAAGAAGCGTATGCTCCGCATGCCGACACATCACGGATAACCGCTGTTACTTCTTTGGGGGTTGGAGAATTTAAAGGCGGAGATTTTTTATTTCCAGATCAAGGGATAGAAATACCTTTTAAGGATAATCGTTGTGTAATTTTTCCGTCTTGTGTGAAACACGGTAGTTCACCAGTTAGGACAGACTCTCATAGTTACAGGATTTCAGTTGCTCAATTTGTTGATTTCGTTAGTGATGGAGAGTGGGCAATATAAGAGTATGCGCTGTGATTCAAGGCAACACAGAATGGTTAGCAAGGTATGTAATTATTGAAGTGCCTTCAAGAAGTGAGCAAGAAGGGCCAGATTGGAACATAGTTTGTAGTGGTGAGATGTTGTTCTTTAGCGACACGGACACAGTAGTAATAACATAAAGGTGCTTATTTAATGGCGGCTCCCAAAATTAAGATGATGGCATGTAGCAATGTATATATACGTCAAATGCACTTTGCAGGAAAAAACGACGTTGAAGCAGGGCACTCTCACACGTATGACCACGCTACCGTTTTAAGTAATGGAAGTATTAAGTATGAGATTTTAGACAAGTTTGATGGTGATACAGTAAGCGAAAAAATTTTTACTGCCCCAGATATGATTTATGTAGAAAAAAACAAGTTTCACCGAATAACTGCGTTACAGGACAACACCATTTGTTGCTGTACCCATGCTTTACGCTCAATAGATGGTGATTTAATACCACCTGATTCTTTTATAGAGGCAAAGGACTTGGTAAAAAATGCCAGCATACTGGCTGTGGCTGAACAAAAAATAGGTAAACAGTTGGGTAATTTAATACACGTTTCAAATACAGTTAGTCCTAAAAACTAAAAGGTTTTGAGAGTATGCGCTGTGATTCATGTTTTTGTACTGATTATGACTATAGGTGGGGTCGAGGTAGCTAACGACGACTGTCGTGAGGCTATGTGCTTCCGTAGTATTGACACCTGTAACGAATTTGCCGCAAAACTAAGACAGAGAGGTTCGCCCAGTACCTCTATAGGGATCACAGCGTACTGCAAGCCAATACTGGTAGACCCGACTCAAGACGGGGTGAAAGTCTACTAATGGCCGCAGAGATCGTAGCAGCAGTACAGATATGCGCCTCTGCCTACCGCTTAATGAAAACGGCGGTGACTGAGGGTCGGGAGCTGGGTGATATGACCAGAGCTTTAAGCAAGTTCTGGGACGCCCGAGAAGAAGTCAGCATACTGGAGCAGAAAGCCACTAACCCCAGCAAGATAGAAAAGCTGTTTGGTGGCAAGTCTGTTGAGAGTCAGGCTCTGGAGATCACGCTTCAGAAGAAGAAA